TACTCCCACTGCCACATTGTCATCAGCATCTGTAAGAGAATCACCAGCAAGACCCCCGACGATGGTGTTATTAATCCCCGTAGTTATCGCACTCCCTGCCGCTTGCCCTACCGCTACATTCAACGCATTTGTAGCAGTAGTCATATTTTGTGTCCCGAGGGCCGTGTATCCGACAGCAACGCTCATTGAGCCTAGAGTGTCTGCCGTAAGAGCGCCGTAACCCACGGCTACGTTGAAGTCGGCATCCGTCAAGGCATCTCCTGCAAGGCCGCCCACGAGGCTGTTCTGGATTCCCGTGGTGATGTCGTTACCTGCGTGATAGCCTACGGCTACGTTGTAAGTCTCTGTTGCTGTAGTGAAGTTTTGTGTTGCTAGTGCTGATCTCCCGATAGCTGTTGATCGGCTACCTAAAGTATCTGCCGCTAGAGCACTCGTTCCCAACGCAGTATTTTCTGCACCCGTGGTAAGAGCGCCACCAGAGGAACCCCCGACCAAAACATTTTTATCCCCCGTCGTGATTGCATCACCGCATAAAGCACCAACAGCTACATTGAATACATTCGTAGCGGTGGTGAAGTTTTGTAGTTTTAGAGCGCCTTCACCGATGGCTACTGATTGACTGCCAAGAGTATCAGCACCCAATGCGTTATAGCCGATAGCAACATTTTTGTCAGCATCCGTAAGAGCATCGCCTGCAAGACCGCCCACGATAGTGTTCTGGACTCCCGTGGTGACTGCCGTTCCTGCCTGAGAACCGACTGCTACGTTATAATTTGCAGCATCATTGTTTTGTGCGGTTAGTGCGTTATACCCGATTGCAACAGAGTCTGTGCCAGTGTCTTCTAGGTCTAAAGCTGCATATCCAATCGCTACATTGTTATCCCCCGTAGTCAAAGCCGTACCCGCTTCATCGCCCACAACGACGTTATAGTTGCCGCCAGAGGTGATGGAATTACCTGCGTTGACACCTACTCGGACGTTGGATGTGCCTGCGGATGCGGTGATGATGTCTGCACCGTCTGCGAAAGTTACGTCTGCTGCAAAGTTTACAGCGCCGTCTACGTCTACAGCGTCAAGGTTGGTGGTGCCATCTACATCTAAATCCCCTGAGACAAAGAACGATGGAACAGATAGATCAGTAAACGCATCCACCATCGCGCCACCAGAGCCTGCGCCGTCACTGTAAATCGCTTTCGTCTGACCATTAAGTATGGTGATCGTGGCACCAGAGCCTTGCTTAATAATGATCGACTGCGATCCGCTTGTTGCGTTCTCTATGAACCAGAGCTTGCTGATCGTGTTCGGCCCTATAGTGATGGTGCAAGTGCTATCAAGAGTTCCAGTGTATTTAAGAAACATGCTCCTGCCGGGATCAGTAGCCCCATCGGCAAGAGTAGTAGTGTGGGTATCAGCATTAGTCGTAATAGCTTCGGTGCCAAAACTAAATGCCTCTGCAATTAATTCGAGGTTCGTGTTCGTACTGGTTCCCCACGTTCCTGATTCATCGCCTGTAGCGATTTCTTTTAAACGTAGGTCATTAACATAAGTTGCCATTTAAGCTACCTCTTCCCAATCAGGGGTTTGACTGTCCGAAACAGCCGACCAAGTAATACTTTGACTATCCGAAACAGCCGACCAGTCTGGTGTTTGACTATCATCCACCAATCCCCAAACATTAACCGCACCAATTGCACCTGTTGCTGACACGCCTGTAACTGTAACATTAGACGCTCCTGCAACTGTAATCGTTCCAACAGCGCCTGTCCCTGAAACACCAGTAATGCTGACATTCGCATCTGCGCTGATCGTAAGCGAACCAACTGCTCCAGCACCCGCAACGCCGGTAACACTAGCATTCGCGCTGCCGGTAGCAGTAACCGTTCCGACAGATCCAGTGCCTGCCACGCCTGTGACAGATACATTGACACCCGTCCCTTGGACGATTGTAACCGACCCGACTGCCCCTGTACCAGAAACGCCTGTGACAGCGGCAGTTGCATCTGCGCTGATCGTGACCGAGCCAACCGCGCCAGTACCTGCGACACCTGTAACTTCAACAGGGTCTGGCTGACCCCACGGGCTTTCGCCCCAAGTACCTCTGCCCCAGCCGGTAACATTTGCCATTGTCTAAGCGATGCGAATAATCGCATTACTAGCATCTGCTGCAGGGAACTGAATCGTAAAATCTCCAGACGTAGACGTTTTATCTGCCCCGAAATCTAACACACATACTGCAGGGTCGCCTGAAGCACTGTCGTTAAAAATAAGTGCGCCTCTCGCTGTAATACTACTACTAGAAAAAGTTAAGTTAGAAAAATCTGTAATAGCGGTCGTTCCGTCGTTACTAGGATCGACACGAGTAAGTGCTGCGCCTTTTGCGGTATACCCTGTACCAGATACCTCATTAGAGGTTGTGTAGGCTGTTGTACTCGCGCCTAAACTTGCTGAACTTGTATACAATGCAAGATTGAATGTACTGCCGCCAGTGTTTTTAAAATTATGAACAGCTTCTAAAATTTCTTTTTTAAAAGTCGTACACATCGCGCTGGTAATAGCCATTACAATCTCCTAATTATGTTAGCCATTTCTTGTTGGCCTTGTCGTTCTAACTCGGCTATTAAAGTTGTTCTATCGCTTTTAATAGCTTCTTGAATATGAAATAAAACTATTTTTTGCACATCTTCTTTAAACGCTTTTGCTTGTTGCGCGATCAATGGATGTGCGTTGTTTCCTACATTAATAATTCTATCGGAAGCAGATTGAGCCCAAAAGTCTGGGTTATGTCCTTTTTGTTCAGTAGTCGTAACGAAAACTTGACCTACTTCCATTTTGAGCGTCATATTTATCCTTTAGCAATATCGTAACGATATTCGTCACGAACACCATAGCCTTGCCCCAGATTTTTAAGACCGTTAACAGCTTGTATAAACCGTTGTTCATATTGTGCCGTTTCTTGTGGGTCTTTAAGGAACGTCGCGGCTTCTACTAAAGTACCATATAGGATCGCGTCGGGCGCATTATCTGATAACCACGTTGTATCTGTTCCGCTAGTTGTCGTAAGCGAAGCAGGTCGGTATTTATAATGTAACTCAAACGAATAGGTCGTATCGGGTGTCGGAGCTAATAAAAAAGAATTATCATCGAACAATGCATAATATTTAGGGAGACCCGTTGTAGATGCGTTCGGCGTAAAATCTCTTATAAAAGAAACGTGTTTATAGAGTAAGTACGAATATACGCTACTAGAGATAACAGCGAGGCTGTAGGGGGCTAAAAAGTCCGTAGGGGTACTAAGATAAGTATTACTAGCTGTAGCGGTGCCTGTGACATTTTTACGGAATACAGGCAGCTCTACCGCTTTTAATATTCTTTCCTCTGCTTCTTGTATGAAAGTATCTAATGATGCGACAAAGGTCGTCTCAGAAGATTCTGTATAATTTTGGACAGCTGTTTTTAGTGTACTTAAAGTAAAGCTCATGTCGTTGTCACCGTAATAGTTCCGACACTACCTGTAGCTGAGACACCTACGAAATCAGTGCCAATCGGGTCGACAACACCTAAAGGTTGACCGCCTACATTAACTCCTGAGTCCGTCGTATTAGTCGGCCCTGTCGTTCTGACTAACCCTAATTGCGCTTGTGGTAAAGGTACTTCTGGTCTAGCTTGTCTTAACCCTTCTGGATCAGAAACGTGGTGCGGAGGGTCAAGTTGCGGGTGTTTAGGTTCGAAACATTCTGAACAAACTTTAAAGCCTGTCCATTCCATTTTCATCTGTAAATATTTGACACGAAACCCGCAACGGTCACAGACACCGTATGCGTATTTACCTACTGCGAAAGCCATTACAAATAAGTCCGTTTAGGCACTAACCTTAATGAACTATCGTCGTCATAACGTATAGCATTAACTAAATTTTGCTCATAAAGAGGTTGTAATAACCCTGCTTTTTCTGGATTCTTTTTCATAGCTAAATAAAAAGCTAACCCAGAGGTCAGGCAGGGAAGAAACCTACTCGGTAAATCTACATCGTTTACAGACTCTGTAATATCTTGGATACGTTTCCAACGGTACGATACAAACTTATCTGTAGAATTTTCGGGCGCTGGCCAGACATATAACTTAGGTGTAATCGTGCGCTCAAGATAATATTGAGTAACCCGCGCTTTCGTCAACTTATTAGGTATATCTAGATATTCCCCACGATCTATACGATCTAGTTGGAAATCTGTTTGTATACTATTTGTCGTACGACGTATTACAGCGTCTAAAATATCTATGTCAAATTGATTTAAATCGTAAGTCGTCTGACCTTCAACTAAATCTAAAGATACTTGTTCTACTTCCCATATTTGTATGCCCCTGTTTGACCAGTCAGCAAACATAATGTTCATGGAACGACGCGCAGTTACGCCGTCATACCCTGTTCGATATTCTAGACCTGCTAGTTCATACGCTTCTTCAATCGCATCCGCAGCGTTTAAACTAAAAGTACGAGTGCCCGATGTAGCCATTAGCCATAGTTCTTTATAAGTTCTAAGACAATTACATAACTATCATTTGAAGACGCACCTATTGTAGTTAGTAATATATCACCAGTTTTACCGCTACCGGCAGTGTTTTTAAGACCCCCGAACTCGCTAAAATCCATATGACCATTACTGTCTTGCGCCAACCCCAATGCTATGGTATTTGTAGTTGCGTCGAACAAAAGCTGTACTTGCGTAAAGCCAATAATTGAATGGCTTACTTTTTCGATAACCACTCCACTACAAGCAGTACCATCTTCCCGAGCAGTTAATCCACTAACGTCTACTTTGTTGACGGCATCTTCACCAGTGCCGTCGCTCAAGTTCGTTATCTGTATTACTGCTTTATGCGTACCATCAGAGATAGTTGTTGAAGTTACTGCATCAGCCATATCCGTCTCCTATTACGCTATTTGCACATACTCAATAATAAACGTAAATGAGCCAGCAGTTGTCGCGTCAACGGTATTCGTAATGTTACAGAAAATAGTTCTTGCCGTATCTGTATATTGAACAGAAGCAGGAGCCGTAGTACCGCTTTGAGTTTGAGTTACCAGTGTTGTTGTAGTTACGTTGTGTTCTACAACAGTTGTACCACCGTCCAAGATCTCATCGGTTACTGCCGCAACAATCTGCGCACCAGAGCTAGAAGTACCAACTTCATAACCAATATCACCTGTACCAATAACAGGAGAGGTATCACAAAAGATTTTAATATCAGTAATGATTGTATTTGCAGGCTGGGTAAACTCACCAATACTTGGGCTATCCCCTGCTGTGGTGTTAACAGTTACACCTGTAGCAAAACCAACGTGCTTTACATATTTATTCGTAACGATGCCGGTAGATGCGATATCTACTACATCGGTAAGCGCACCAGTGCTTGCGTTTTTTGAAACAACTTTAAACCCGTTCTCTGATCGGACTGGGCCGTTAAAGGTAGTATTCGCCATGAGTATCTCCTGTCGTGGCTAGTGTCAGGTACGGGATGTACCTGTCAGGGATGGATGCTTTATACAGCAGAAAAAGAAAAGGGGCAACTAGTGCCCCTTTCCTCGCGGTATTACGCAGCTCCTGGAGAGCCGAAAATACCACGCCAGTCACTAAAGCCAAAGCTATAGCGTTCTCTGGCTTTATAACGAACATTACCAGTTTCGAAGTCACCTTCCATACTGGTTGCAACAGGTGAACGCACAAAGTGCTTCAGCCCGTTAGGTACGTCAGTCGTCAGGAAGAACGCATCAGTATCTGTTAGATAGTGATTGACGGTGTATCCCTCAGGAACCATACCCATGTTGCGTAGTGCGTTAATATCGTTATCCGCCGTGCCGACTCGTCCTGGAGTTTCCAGTAGACGATCTGCAACGAATTGCAGTGCGGTTGGGATAATCAGCTTACGCGCTTGTGCGTTGATCTTTAGACCACGCTCATCTTCGAAAGCTGCGATATCGATCAGCGACTGCTCTAGTGAGGTTTCATTAAGATCCGACGCAGTCGATANCTCGTTGCGTTGGGTCTCNTTACCTACAGTCGGGTGATCAGTTGCACATAGTTCTTTGCCATCGCCACCAACAAAAGAAGAGCTAAACGCATTGTTCAATATGTTTGCGCCCTTAATGTTTTTGGTGGTCATCATAGAACGAGCAAGTGCTCGCGTATAACGAGATGACAAGGTGTCGTACAAATTATCTTCAATAGCTTCTTCAGTCAATGAAAAAGCCAAAGCGATAGTTTCATGCGAGTACCGTGCAGTAAAAGATTCTTGTGCGGTGTCGTAAGTAACACCAGAACCTTCAAACTTCACAGGAGCTTCGCCGAAACCAGTCAACATTACCTCTTCTTCAAAAGCTCGTTCTGAAGTTTCGGTTTCAAAGATTTCTTCGTACTCAGCGTCGTAGCGATCATACTCTAGTCCGAAGAGAGCATGAAGGCCAGGAACCAGCTCTTTTACGAGTTGAGCTCTATTAATAGCCATTAGTTACTCTCCTTCGACTAT